AAGATAAGCCACTATTTTATTTCACCCCAATTTTTACCATGCTCATAATCTACTTTGTTTGGAACCTTAAGTTCCACAGCAGATTCCATTATTTCAATAATTTGTTCTGCTTTTTTATCAGATTCAACTGAGATATCTACCTCGTCATGAATTTGTATATGAGGTATTATACCATTTTCATACAAAGCTACCATACTTTTTTTAGTCATATCTGCTGCAGATCCTTGTATTAATTTATTCAATGCTTTGTAAGTAAATGCACGTTTTAATGGCTCATCATATTCTTTTCTAGCTTGTTCTAATGGTAATGGTTTAAATATACCAAATTGAGTTGGCTGCCATAAATCAAAATGACATGCACGACCCCCTAAAGTTCTAATCTTACCTCTGTCTTCAGCTTTACGAGTAACATTATCCATAAGTTTTTTAACAAATGGTGCTTTGCTATGATATTGTCTAATTAATTTTTCAGCTGAGTCTTTCATTAATCCTAACTCTGACATTAATTTATTTTTACCCATACCATACATAAGTCCAAGATTAATAGTTTTTGCTTGTTTACGTTCAATGCCTGCCATGTCTGCAACAACTTGGTGAAAGTCTGCATCACCTTGATTATATGCATCTACAATTTCATCTACACCTTCTAGGTTTTGTAACTTTGCATAGTGTACTAATATTCTAGGTTCTTGTTGTGAGTAGTCAAATGATCCCCACGTAGTATTTTCTTCTGGAATAAATATAGATCTTATCATCGGTCCCAGCTCCGGGTGCCTCGCTGGAATTTGCTGTAAGTTTGGATTACTCATAGAGAATCTACCTGTCACAGTTCCACCTTGATCTGATCGTATTTGATTTATGTCTGCGTGTATTCTGCCATTGTGAGAATGTTTTGTAATAGAATCTATAAAAGTTGTATGCGCTTTGTTAATCTCTCTTGCATCAGCAATAGATCTTGCTAATTCATGAGGGTGATTCTGTAAAAAATTTTTAGTAAAACTAGGCTCATTACTTTTTTCTGTTCTATCATATGGTAGTTTTAGTTTGTCAAAAGCTTTTGCTATACTTCTTGCTGCATGTATTTCTACATCTACTCCTGTTAACTTTTTAATCTTACTAACTATTTTAGCCTCACGTTCCATAAGATTTTTTTTAAGTTTGTCTGCGTGTTCAAGGTCAACTCTTACACCTTTAAATCTCATGTCAACTAAACAAGGAAATAGTTTTGTTTCTAGATTAAATACATCCATTAATTCTTGACTGTGTAATTCTATATCTAATCTTTGCCAAAGTTTTAATGTAGCTTCTGCATCACGTTCAGCATACTCACCTACATACATAGCAGGAAGTTTATACATTTCTGCTTTAGGATTTACAGAATAACTTTTAGCTGCTTCTTGTAATATTTTTTCATCTTTACCAATACCTACATAAAATTTTGCAAGGGTATTTAATTGATAAGACAATCTATTCTCATCAATTAAAGACGCTGCAATCATAGTATCAACAATTTTACCTCTAATTTTTATACCAGCAGATCGTAACCAACAGACATCGTACATCGCATTGTGAAATATAAAGGTAGTTTTTTCTTGGTTTACTAATTCTTGAACCCACTCTAAAACAAGTTTTTTGTCCATATTTCCACCACCCTCATGACCTATCGGATAATAGCCTGACCAGCCCTCTACGGCCACTGCAACCCCAACAATGTGACCTTTTTGGGTCACATTGCCAGAGCCAAGTGTTGTGAGGTTTGGATCAAATGTTTCTAAATCAATTGCTACTTCTTTAGCACCTGATAAATCTTTTAATTCATGTGGTGCAACCCATTCTGTTTCGGGTGCAAATAGTGGGATCTGAGTACTCCTCACGAGTAATCTCTTTCTAAGATCATTTCCAAATAATGAATAGCTTTTCTCACGTCCTCTTCTTTTCCTTTTATTGAATGTCTACAGATATATTTTATAGCGTTCCCTTCTGCAAAAAGCAACTTGTTTTCATTAATAAACTCAGCTGGCTGAATCTTCATATTTTTGTAATGTTTTCCACCAACTTGTTTATCTAGTGAATCATATGAAGCTTTCTTAAATATTTCTTTATTTGTCATGGTATATTCCTTTGGGTGGGTGGTAGTGTCCTTCGTGATTTTCATCTATGTAAAATAACTTGACACCCCATTGTTTTTGTTTATCAGATAAAGATCTATGTATAGGAGATCCATCTCTTTTTCTTTCGCATCTTGTTTTAACATCTAGTTTTTCTATAGTTCCATCTGGATGTATAACTACAATGTCTATACAACCATGTTGTCTAACATTTTTAAATACCTCACAACCATTAGCTAAAAATTCTATAATTGCTCTGTATTCATTGACGGCTCCTAAACTATCATCTCGTTCGTGTTGAGTAGATATTCCTGTTTTCATATTATGTAAGCACGATCAAAGTTTTTTGGATCTAATACATGCAATTCACGCTTCGCTCTCGTCGCTCCAGTATAAAATAATCTATGTAATTCATCCGGGTCATGACTCAAAGTTTCTAGTGCTGCACCTGTAAGATCTTGCATAAGCAAAACATTATCGGCTTCTCCTCCTTTCGCTCCGTGTATAGTTGACATTATTATACGAGGATTTTTATTTATCATCTCGCCATTCGCTCTCATATTACGAATATAGTTTTCAGTCATATGATCTAAACCTTCAAAAGAATCATACCAAACCTTATCTGTGTTAAGGCCATGTTGTTCTTGGCATTCTTTTAAGGTATACTTACCATCTGAATGAAGAGTTTTACCTTTTCTAAATCCTACTAATACATTTTCACCTAAGTATTCATAAACATTTTTAATTTCTAAATGATTTAATAATTCTCCTTTACGCCATGACTCCCAATTATTTAATGCTAACAATAGTTTTAACGAAATAGAATTTCTTCCTCTGTATTGATAATACCATCCTTGTATTTCACATAAATCTTTAGCATCTTCTAAAAAATAATTAGCTGAAGACAAAACTAACCAATCACCTTTAGACATATCTACTTGAGTTATGTCAGAATATCTTTTTAAAATACCTATTTCTTCTCTAGGTTTATATTCTTTTTCAAATCTGTTCTGTACTTTACTTATTATTTTTTGAGACAACTCATGTATAGGTCCACCAGGTATACGATAAGATTGATCTAACACTTTAATATCGTTTACTTCTTCTTTTAAAGCTATGAAATGATCTACATCGGCTCCCGCCCATTTAAAAATAGCTTGGTCATCATCACCCGCAATGTAAGTTTTGTTTGCATTAGCCCAAATACATCTAACCATATCCCACTGCAATAATGATAAGTCTTGGGCTTCATCTATAAATAAAACTTCAAAACTATTTTTAATATTTTTTTGAATAAAGTCTTCAAGTAAATCATTAAAGTCTTTTAAATTTTTTTCTTTCTTAAATCTTTTTAATTCTTCAGCAAGAAGGTACAAAGTGTTTCGTTCTATATCTATAATATTTTTTCTAGAGTCATAGTATTCTAGAAGATCCATTCGTTTAACTGCAGCTGTATTTATTATTGTAAGATATTCATTGTCTGAATTAAATGTACCGTCATCATTTGAAAACTTTGCAGTCTTAATAGGTATGCCACATTTTTGCCCAAATTCTTTATAGTCTTCTGTCTTCATCATTTTTTCTTTAGTCATACCTAATTGATTAAAAGCATAAGAATGAAGAGTTCTAAAATTAGTTAAATCATTTTCTATATCTAATCCAAATTTATCGGCAGCTCTAGTTGCAGCTTCGGTTGCTGCTTTTTTAGTAAATGAGAAATAACCTATTTGTTTAGGTCTGATCCCCTTTTGAATAAATTCGTCCACTAAGTTTAACAATGTTGTTGTCTTTCCCGTTCCCGGTGGACCTAGTATTATTGTTTTCATACTTTTTTAGTTTCCTTTCAACTATATTTAAATGTATTTGTGTTAGTTCTAATTCTTCTGTTAATTCTTGTATTATTAATCTAAATCTTAAATGCCAATTAGGTCCTACATCTTTAGAATATTTCATTAAAAATCTTCCTGTTGGTAAGGAACTTTAGACACACTTGCTTCAATTTTTTTCATTGTTTTAATTTTAACAACTCTTGGATGTTGAGATTTAATTCTAAGTCTAGTCTCTTCTATAAATATATTTTCTAATCTTTTAATTAAGTTACCTGTTTTTATCTTATCCATTTCCCAATTATTTTTTTTACAAAATGCATAAAAATCTTCTAATCTAAAATATGTAAACTCTCCTTCGGTAAAAGGAAGTTTATTAAAAATATCATCTAAAGTTCTAGCGGACTGTCTATTAGTAGTCCAATCTTGAAGAAGACCTGTAATTTCATTAATAGGATCTAAAGAAGATAGAGGTTCTACTTCTTGTAAATTCTGCATCATTGGTTTTAAAAAATGTTGTTTCCAATCTCTAGGTTTAGGTACAGGTACAATTTTATTTGCTTGATCTAAACATGCTAGTGCAAACATACCGGGATTGTAAAGTTGTTCTGATTTTAATTCTATTCTTTTGTCAGCTACATCTAAAAACCATTGTGGAGGATTAGAAGTATATTTTGTTAAACTTCCAAGTATTGGCATTTCTTCCTCACCAAATCCTACACCAAATCTTTTTGTTCTACATAAACCAGACTGACATACTGCATTAATAGGTGCGTCTTTACATCTATACTTGTCATAACCTTTTCTATTTACTGATTTAATTAATTGTTGAACTTCACTATTACTTAAAGCTGGATCCATATATTTAGAATTAGCTTTTACAATTTCATCTTCCCACGTATCAGGTTTAGATTGTTTATAATAAACTGCTACATTAAATAATGCATTGTTCCTTGAACCCTCCCCAAAACCAATTGAAGCTAATTTATTTAAACAAGGAGGGCCACCAGGAAATGCTTCTTCTATTTTTTTTTCTTCAGTTTTAATTTTTTCGACTTCTTCTTTTGTGCAACTGTAAATATCATAGAGCTGATAAAATTCCTCAAGTGTACAACTGGTGCCATTATCGTTGATAGCATAACGTAGTCCTTTCATTTTATTATGGTAGGGTAAATTTAAAAAGTTACCTGTATCCCCCCGTTCTACAAGTATCTCTGTTTGTTTAGGAAATATTTCAGACCCTTCATAACCGAGTATGATAGCCATTTGTTTTAATTTTGATTGCATCAAAGATGCAGGAATGTTTTCTTTTGTAAATAAAAATACGTGAGCACCACCCGATTTACTACGGCAGACTATGAGGGGTAGTTTATAATTCCTAATAATTTTAACGAGGCTAGCGTGATCAAAGTTATATTCGTCAATATCAATGCACCCCCACCTACAATCATTATTTTCTGTG